GAAGAGTTTAATAATTATTTGTTTTTAAAAGTTTGATATTTAGAAGTTATAGCTGTGCTTGCTAGCTTCATTTGATAACTAAATCTCTTCTATAGTTTATGTTCCCGGTTCACATCGAATCGTTGAACTTTAATAAATCGGTCTTCTTTATTGTTAATCATTTTTTGATATGTATTGGTTCCCTGACTTTACTGACTTTATCGGGATGGTCCCGTTATTGTTATTTCGTAATTGGCAGCTCCTTTGGTTTGTCTCTACTATTGGAACTGTCATTGCTGGCAATGCAAGTTTCTTTGGTAAATTATTACAATCGGCTTCAACAAAGTCGATTGCCAAAAATCTTGCAAATCTTGCGTTGTCCGTTGGAGTCTGTATTGGGTACTTTTCGTTGCTCGGGTTTTGGTGGGCTGCTGGTCCGGTTGTGGCTGCGGTTGCATGTATTCCCTTTGTACGCAAATTTATCCTTGGTGAGGCAATTAAGAGTGCAATTATTAACAGCCGTTCATATGCATGGTTACTTAATAAAGCTGGAATTTTACGCCCACTTATTCGCCATTTTTTTAGCCGTATGTTTGCTCCTACTTTCAATTACACTCTTTTTGTAGCTGTAGTTTTTGGGGTTTATAAATTGTTAAAAGCTGGTAAAGAAACATTATCAACAAAGAAACAGTATGAAGCGCTCGGGGAAGATCTTAAAAAAGAAGGTCTTAACACCAAACGTATGTTTGAATTGATTGCCTACTCTATAAAGTTGGGAACAATGATAGCTGGTGTTATTGATTTAGGATCCTCTGTTATGCCCAAAGATTTTAATTTGGGTTCGGCAGTAGGTGAAATCTTCCTGTTAATGTCTCGTCTTATGAGTCGAGATGTACCAAACGATGGAACTTATGTTATACCCCCCGGTCATAGCACATTTAATCCAGACGGTAGTCCGATTACTACCTCGTTTGAAGGGCCAGAAATGTCTTTTATGCAACACATGAAAGATCTATTCGATAAGATGAAGCAAGTTGTTCACAAATACAGATGGAGATTTACCACTGTATTGCTTGCATCTATCGTTGGAGCTTGTCTGTTTGTGTATGTTCACTATGGCGATTGCCTAGACTGGTCAGTTCTCAAACGAGAACATGAAGCTAAGGGTAAGAACAAAAAAGGACGCGGAGCCATGAAACAAACTTTTGGGAATAGTAAGCCTAGGCAAGTTAAAAAATCTTACATTATTTATGATGAGACCGACATATCCGAATTATGGGTTGATGGTACTCCTAAAGATATGAGAGATTACTTTGGAAAACCCCTCGGACCTGGTAAATACGTTATTGTTAAAGCTAAGGCAAACAGTAATGGAGATATTTATTATGTTGACGAGGAGTTTGATATACTTGATCCTGAAGAGTATGAATCTCTTCATGAGTCCTTGGTAACTAAATCGCAGGTTACGTTTAAAAATTCACAAAAGGAAAATGGAACCGTTACAACCAAAATGACGACCAAAGAAGTTGAGAAACAAACTGCTAGAGCAGTTGATAGAATCAATGAAGCGCTTGTTCATTCTAATCCTATCTATAAAACGGATAAAATTAGACCCTCAGTGTTGAAATTATTGGATGCAGAGCAAAAACTTGTTGTTCATGCAGTAAGTACCTCATCCGGTGTTTTAATGAATAAGCATGCGTTTGATAGAGTTGTTTATTATGAGTTCCAAGGTAAAGTTTCAGAACTTAATACCAAATCATTTAAGCAATTATCTCACAAAGATCTTATTTTGCTCCCAGTTGCAAATGGAACTAGCTTTATCAAAAAAGCTGATTTTGAATTACCAAGTGTTGGACAAAAGGTTACAATTGTTCACAGTAGCGGACATTCGTTTGGTCCGTTGTCTTCCGTGGATGAAACTCCCGAAGGCTGTGAAGTTGTTGTAAATGCGTCAACTGAACCAGGATGGTGTGGTAGTCCTTATATCAACCAAAATGGTAGAGTTGTTGCCATTCATTGTGCGGCTGGAAAACCCGGTCGCGACAACATTGGCATTGCAATTACTAAGGATATAATAGAAATGTTGTATCCTCTTAATTCAAAAAAATAAATAAGCGTTGGCTCGAGGCTCCCCGTTACAACGGGGAGTCTTGGCCTAGTGGTAAACCACCCCCTGATCTTGGTGTACCACTACTTGCACAAGTACCCTATAGACCGCTTGGCAAGAACGCTTATAAAGAAGTTCCATGGGCTGATACTACTAATGATGAGTATATGCCTACCATCATGAGTGTAGAGGCTATGAAAATAGGTCTTGAAAAATCTCAACGAATCTACCCATTGTTAGATTCAAAATTATCTTCTCACGCAACTCGAGTTTTGCGTGATGAATTGTCAAAAATTTGGACCCTTAGTCCTGCGAAAATGGTTCTGTCTTACGAAGAGGCAGTAACCCTAATCAACCGGGAAAAATCCCCGGGCTTTCCCTATTATTATAAATATCAAACTAAAGGGGAGGTACTAGATAATGACGAAACGTTAAAACAACTTGTGTTGAGCATGTGTTCAGGTAGTAAAGTTGAAAGTATATTTTCTCTTACGGAAAAAGGAGAATTGCGTCCTAATGAAAAGGTTCTTGCAAATAAAACCCGTGTTTTTATGAGCAGCCCAATTCATCACTTACTATGCTGTTTGATGTTATTCAACACTCAAAATCAAATGCTTATAGATTCATTGGGTTTTCACCCGATAACAATAGGCATTCAAATTCCTGGAGCTCAATTTGTCAGATTCTTGCGAAAATGTGGTAATACCACTTACGACGCTGATGGCTCAGGATTTGATTTAACGTTCCATAAAGATGTTGCTGCAGAGATTTGTCAAATTCGAAGCTCGTTTTTACCTTCAGAATACCACGACGCCGTCAAATGGTTATATGAAACTGTTTATTGTGGTTTTGGTGTTGCTCTAGGAGGTTTATATCGAGTGTTTGGCAATAAAAGTGGTTGGTGTAACACCAGTCACGACAACTCTTTATGTATGTGGTGGTACATTATTTACGCGTGTGAAAAGTTTTACCCAGGTGAAAAATGGGACAAAGTTGTAACTGCGTGGATAAATGGCGATGATCTTATTTTATCGTATAAAGGCGATTTTAGAAGTTTTTGTGACTATCTAAAAACTCAGGGTATATATTTGGAAACGGACCATTTTGAACCGAGGCCTTTCGATCATTGCGTATTTTTAAGCCATCATATAGAAACACGATGGGTTAGAGGTTTTGGCGACTTCCTTTTAGCCGCCGGAAATCTTCCTAAATTAAAATCTAGTTTGAATTGGGTTAAAACCAATAAAAATTTGATGTTTGAGGAATCTTGTGTTGCGCATTTAATAGGTTTGCGAATGTGTTTGTACCCCTGGGCTGATGAATTTGAACATGTTGATGAAATATTATCACAATATTTGTCTCAAGTTGTAATCACCCCTTTTATAGCTTCATGCTTGTCTGCTAGATTCAATGAACTTGAAATGGCATACTTTCATACCAGAAGCGAAACACTAACTCCTAGCGTAAGTAATTTTTCTGTTTTTTGTTACTTTTCTGATTTGAGTTCTCTTAAACAGGTCGTTAAAGGCCTTGTCCGCCTGTTTAAAAGAGAGCTTGATGACTAAAACACGACCTCAAAAACAAAGAGCTGCTAGACGGGCAGTTGTAAATACACGTCGAAATACTGTAGTTAAAAGCACAGTCTCCACTGTTGTGCGAAAACCTAAACAAAATAGATCCAGATCTCGAATGATGACTGTTTCTAAGTGTTGTGCTGATTATATTCGTGCTATCGAAAATCCTTTTTCAGGGATTAGTTGCTGTGTTCCTGGCAACTATAATCAGCCTTCACGTAAGGCTAACCTTTGGGTCAAAGGTACTTTTTCAACAGGACCTACTGGTTTTGGATGTGTGGTAGTCAATCCACAGTTTCTTCTGTTTAATAATAATTCAGGAGGAGCTGATGCGAATGTAGCACCTGTCATCTCCACTACCAATAGTTATGCCAGTACAAACGTCCCAACTTATAATTACACCAATGTTCTCATTCCTGCTCCCAATTCACCTTATGATGGGAGTACGGGTGCTCTTCGAGCTCGTCTCGTCGCTTGTGGTGTGAGGGTTCGTAACATTACCCCGTTGATGTACAGAGGAGGACAAGTTCTCCTTTGTGAATCTCCCACCCATGGAACACTTGGGAATGTAAATTTTTCATACATTAATTCCTTCATTACGTCAGGATCTGGAAACGCTTCCGGGTCTTGGTCTTCAGTAGTCTGGCATCCAATGGATTCAGATGAACAAGATTGGCGAAGTGGTATTGAACTTGGTACAAATATTGCACCAGGTCAGTTCTCTACCTGGTCATTGGTCGCCGCAGCAAGCTCTACATCAAGCCAAGCTCAAATTTATGAGTATCAGGTTTACGCTGTAGCAGAATATGTTGGTGCCGACGTCACAGGAATAACCTCATCACCCTCGGATGTACAAGGTATGTCCCATGTAAATAATGCTATGTCTAGTGTCGAGTCTAGACGTCCTCATATCGGTGATAGAGAGCCCGTAGTACAGAATGCTTTAATGAAAGCAGCCTTAGAAAATGCTAAAATGGTCGGCTCCGCAGTCGGCGTTGTGGCATTGAATTCAATAGGTAGGTATGCAGCAGCTCGAATTGGAAGCATGCGCTCCAGTATTAATCCAGCAATCGACATCATGAATGACCTCGATTGACAAAGTCATATAAATGATTGAACTGTAG